GCCCCGCAGAACACCACAGACGACAGCTACAACCTCGACCACTTCTATCCCGTCAGCAAGCGGCCCGACCTGCAACACGACCCCGCAGGCTTCCGGCCATCACACACCCAATGCAACAACCTGCGCGGCAACAAGGATCCAGCCACGCCAATCGGCACACTCTCACGCCAATGGATCCGAGCAGCATAGGAGGCTCAACGCTCATGGACATCGACGAACCAGTCAAGACATTCAACGGCGAAACGGTCCGCGAAGCAACCTATCCCATCGTGCTCCACATCAGCGCCAGCCTGTCCAACAGCAACACCGACTACGACCTAGGCGAGATCGACGTGGACCTGCCAATCAACCTCGAACCAACGGTCTCGGGAGACGGACGCACCGTCGTCATACCCAAGGTCGACAGTCAGTCATTCACCAGACGACTCACCAACGGCGTCAACGCGTTCATCGACGCGTTCAACGCCTGACCAACCACCGGGAGGGGCGGTAGAATCCCAAAACCGGCCACGGGCGGGACACGACCCGCATGGCCGCTGTTCCTCTCCCTCCGAATTTGACCACCCCATCGCGCACGCGCGGGAACGGAGCCATCATGCCTAATTTGAAGGTGGAGACGTTCAAAATCTCCGACCTGAGCACGTATCACAAGAATCCTCGGCGCGGCGATGTGGATGCCATCGCCGAATCGTTGAAGGCGCGCGGCCAGTATCGGCCCATCGTGGTCAACATCGGCACGCACGCCTCCCACGATTACGAGATTCTCGCCGGCAATCACACGTATCTGGCGGCGAAGAAGCTCGGTTGGAAGACGATTCAGGCGACCACGGTCGATGTGGATGATGACCAGGCGGCGCAGATCGTGCTGGCCGACAATCGTCTCGCCGACTTGGGCGGCTACGATGACGAGACGCTTTCCGCTTTGCTGTCGGATGTGAGCAGTCTCGATGGATTGGGCTGGTCTCAGGATGATGTGGATGAGCTTGCCGCCGCGTTGGAGCCTGAGCGAGACAATTCGGAGGTTGAGGATGTCGAGGTGCCCGATGATGCTCCGCAGCGTGTGAAGCGCGGCGAAATCTGGGTGCTGGGCGAGCATCGTCTCATGTGTGGCGATTCCACCAAACCTGAGGACAGGCGGGTTCTAGTGATCGTTGCAACACCTGACCTACCGCAAGGAGGGTCAGGTGACCAGAAGCCACCGAAACGAAGACCGTGGCGGGGAACACCGTTGGACGTTCAACGGCGTCGAATATCCGACGAGGAAGCTGATGTGCGAGGCGAGACGCGCCGAGTACGTGCGCCTGCTGGACGAGGAAGGCATGAACTTCACCCAGGCCGCGCACGCGGTCGGCGTCTCGAAACGCACCGGCAAGGCGTGGCGCAACGGCAGGACGCGCGCCACGGGAAGGAACGAGAAACCCCTGGTGGACTGGTATCGTTCCACCATGGACAAACCCAAGACCCTCCATCCGCGCTACCTGAGCCAGGAGGAGCGCATCCAGATCGCGGACCGTCTGCGTCTGGGCGATTCGATCCGCGCCATCGCCCGCCTGCTGGGCCGCGACCCCGGCACGGTCAGCCGCGAGGTCGAGCGCAACAGGAATCCCGAGTCCGGCGGTTACGAGCCTTACCGCGCCCAGCAGAAGGCCGCGGACCGGCTCAAACGCCCCAAACCGCGCAAGGCGGCCGAGGGCACGCGACTGTGGGACGAGATCGCCGCCGGGTTGCGCAGGCATTGGAGCCCGGAGCAGATAGCCAACCGGCTGAGGCTGGACTTCCCGGATAATGGGGATATGCACGCGAGCGTCGAGACGATCTACCAGGCCATCTACCTGCAGGCCAGGGGCGAACTCAAGCAGGAGCTGAAACGCGCCATGAGGCAGGGGCGAACCGCCCGCAGACCCCAAGGCGGCCAAGGCCGCAAACCCCGTTTCCGCGAACCCATGGCCATGATCTCGGAGCGACCCCCGGAGATCGAGGACCGGGCGGTCCCGGGCCACTGGGAGGGCGATCTCATCACCGGCAGCCGCAACAAAAGCGCCATCGGCACGCTCGTCGAGCGCACCACCAGGTTCACGATCCTGCTGCACCTGCCCGACGGGCACGACGCCGAACACGTCCAGCAGGCCATCATCGACAAGATGCAGCACCTGCCCAAACTCCTGCGCAACAGCCTGACCTGGGACCAGGGAGCGGAACTCGCCCTGCACAAACGGATCGGCGCCTCGCTGGACATGGCCGTCTACTTCTGCGACCCGCACTCCCCGTGGCAGCGCGGCACCAACGAGAACACCAACGGGCTCCTGCGCCAGTACTTCCCCAAAGGCACCGACCTATCCGTCTACCCGGAGGACTACCTCGACGCGGTCGCCGAGGAACTCAACGACCGGCCACGCAAAACCCTCGGGTTCATGAAACCAAGCGAGAAGATCATCGAACTGCTCGACGCCGCGTGATAACCTCAACAACCGACAACGTGACCATGGAAGGCCGCTCAAACCTCAGGTGTTGCAACCACCACTAGAATCTGCCGACATGCGGAAACTGTTAGGGGGGGGGGAGGCCGATCTGTGGCTGACGGACCCGCCCTATAATGTCGCCATTGTCGGCAAGACGAAAAAACATCTGACCATTGAGAATGATTCCTGGGCGAACGATGACGAGTTCGTGGAGTTTCTGCGTAAGGCGTTCGTCACGGCGCTTGACGTGTTGAAGCCCGGATGCGCGTTCTATGTCTGGTTCGCGCAGACTCAAGCCGAGAATTTCCTCGCCGCCGCCGACAAGGCGGGCATGACTATTCGTCAGACGCTTATCTGGGCCAAAAGCACGTTCTCGCTTGGCCGTCAGGACTACCAGTGGAAGCACGAGCCGTGCCTTTACGGCTGGAAGGACGGTGCCTCACACCGCTGGTTCTCCGACCGCAAGCAGACCACCGTGCTGGAATTCGAGAAACCTGCGCGCAACGCGGAGCATCCGACCATGAAGCCGGTGCCCCTCATGGCCTATGAGATTCGTAACAGCAGTCGGGTCGGTGATACCGTGCTGGATTCATTCGGCGGCTCAGGAAGCACGCTCATGGCGTGCGAGCAGACGGGCCGCAAGTGCGTGACCATGGAGCTCGACCCGCATTACTGCGACGTGATATTGAAGCGTTGGGAGGATTACACCGGCAACAAGGCCGAACGCGTCAGCGAATAGGAGGTGAGTGATCATGGCCGAGGATAAAGACCAGAAGGCCCTGCGCCTGTTCCTCGGTGCCATGAGCCTGCAGGAGATCCGCACCGTCCTCAACTTCAAGACGGTTTCCTCCGCCGAGGCCGCAATCCGCCGCGCGCTCGCCGCGAACCGCAAGGGCAAGGACAGGGACACCGAACGCTCCGCCGAACTGGAACGTATCGACGCCCTGTATCGCGCCGCATACCCGCAGGCCATCCAAGGTGACTTGAAGGCCATCGACTCGTGCAACACGTTGTCCGAACGCCGCATGCGCATCCTGGATAAACCGGATGACGGCGCGGCTATCACCTCGAATTACGAGGCGACGGTGGCCGCACTGGATACGACCGAAGCGGACGCGGCGGTGATTGCCTCCGGCCGAGCGATAGCCCGCCAAATCGATTACTCGCTGCAGCATGGCACTGGTCAGGAGGTCACCAAGGCGCTCTACCTCGTGCCGCATCTGATGAATGTGCTGCGCGAGTTGGGAGCGACGCCGGCTGCACGCGGAAATATCCAGAACGCTGCCAAAGAGGTCAAGCCGGTCGCCGATGAGCTTGAGGAGTATCTGGCGAAAATCAGCTAAACGGGAGGCGTCATGGGCATCGGTGAAATCAATGACGACGCCCACGGCATCACCACTCCCCGCATATTCACTCCCCCGCTGCGCGAACTGACGCCGGAAACGTCGAACGGGTTCGCGGTCATCGAATTCGCCGAAAAGTTCCTCCACGTGCATCTCTACCCGTGGCAGAAATGGCTGCTGATCCACGGACTCGAGCTTCTGCCGGACGGCTCATACCGGTTCCGCCGCGTGGTGACCGAGGTTGCCCGTCAGAACGGCAAGACCACGTTGATGAGCGTGCTGGTTGCGTGGTGGCTGTTCGTTGATTCTGGCCGTCATCCGGAATTGTCGCCGGCTTGGAAGTTTCTCGTGGTCGGTGCCGCGCAGACGTTGGACAATGCTCGTGCCCCGTATCAGGCCGTGCTGAACTGGTGTAATCCGAATCCCGCTTCCGAGGGCGAGGCCGCGCTTGCGGTGCCCGTATTGCAGAAGCGTGTGCAGCGGGTCAACAATTCGCATGGCGAAGAGGCGATCATCTGCCGGAACAAGGCGCAGTATATCGTGCGCGCCGACAAGAACATCCGTTCCAAGAGCGCAAGCCGTGTCGTGTTCGACGAGCTGCGCGAACAGCATACCGACGACGGTTGGAATGCGGTGTCGCAGACCACGAAGGCCATCTGGTCCAGCCAACTGTGGGGCATCAGCAACGCCGGCGACTACCGCAGCATCGTACTGCGCCGAGTCGTTGACGAGGGCCGCGCCCTGGCGGAATCATGGAACGCCTCGGTCGAAACCGGCAAACAGTCGCCGGACGAATGGGCCGAGGGACATGACTCGTCCTATGGGTATTTCGAGTGGTCGGCTCCGGATAAATGCGAGCTGGACGATCTCGACGGCATTCGTCAGGCGAACCCCTCCATGGGTTACGGGCCGATGACGTATCGGAGTATCGCGGCCGACATCAACGGCATGACCGAAGCCGCGTACCGCACCGAGGTCTTGTGCCAGTGGGTGACGGCCGACATCACGCCGTACATCAACCCGAAGCTGTGGGAGCGCGGCATCGACCCGAAGTCCCGTATCCCCGATGACGGGCGCGTAGTGCTTTCCGTGGACACCAGCGCCGACCGTGAGACCACCTATATCGCCGCCGCCGGCTACCGCGAGGACGGATTGCCGCACGTCGAACTGATTGCGCGCCGCGACGGCATGCTCTGGGTGCCGAAATACCTCAAAATGCTTCGTGAGGCTTGGCCGAACATCCACGAAATCGCCTTGCAGTCCAAGGGCTGCCCGGCCGTGGACTTCGCCGACCCGCTCGCGGAGGCCGGTTGGACGGTGCATCTCATCGAGGGCTTTCGCATGGGAGCCGCAACCGGCCGTTTCCGTGACCGAGTGAAGGAAAACAAACTCCGCCATCTCCCCCAGCCCGCCATCGAACAACAGGTGAGCGTGGCCGTGACCCGACGATTGGGTGAGGTCGAGGTGTGGGACAGAAACCAGAGCGCTATGCACATTTCCGGCCTCATCGCCGAATCGCAGGCACTGTATGCGTTGGAGACTATGGACGGCGAGCCGGAGAAACCGAAGTACAGGCCCTCCACGGGCATCAAGATTCACTGTTGATATGACGTGACCCAAGGAGGCTGCGTATGGGATTTCTGAATAATCTGCTGCGCGGCCCCGCCGCCATCGCCATGAAGGGCGCGGAGCCGGAGACCGGCGCGTTGCCCACGGTGGGCGACGCGATGCCCGAGGCCATCAGCTGGCCCACCGAAGAGGACTTCGCCGGCTACGTGAACGGCATGTACTGCCGCGAATACGCGGTGCGCGTCGTGGTCGATTTCATTACCCGCCAATTGGCCTCTCTGCCGTTGAAGGTGTATCGGAAGAACGCTGACGGCGACGCGGAGGAGATACGAGACGGCGCATTGGCCCGACTGGTCAAACGGCCTTCCGAACTGCCCGGTATGAGCCGATACCGTTTCTATGCATCACTCATCCGTGACATGCTGCTGGAAGACCGGTGGCTGTGCACGCTCGGCAGCAACCGTTCTGGCGGCGGGAACACGCTTCGCCGCATCCCCGCCGACGGGTACAGCCTCACGGCGAACGGTTTCGGCGAACTCACCGGCGTGACCATCAGCAGCGTCGACGGCAACAAGGGCGGTACCTACAAGCTGCCGGACCCGCGAATCGTGCTTGACATCGGCTATATCGACGGCCTGAACCTCGGAGACCCCGTGACCAACGTTCTCCGTTCCCTGCTCTCCGAGGCGCGTGCGATGGCGAAATACCGTCGCAAAGTCGCTGAGAACAGTCCGCAGACACCCGCGTACATCTACCGGCCGAAGGAAATGCAGTGGGAGTCGCAGGAGGATTACGACGATTTCGTGCAAGCGCTCCGCAACTACCAGCAGGGCGGCGGCCGCGAGGGTGCATGGCTTCCTCTGCGCGACGGCATGGAGGTTCGCGCCATCGGCGAACTGTTCAAGCCGGTGGACATGGCCGACCTGGACGCACGCGAGAAAATCAACGAACAGGTGTGCCTCGCATTCCAGATCAGCCCGGAGAATATCGGCTTCCGCTCTGGCACCAACTCGAACATCAGCGCCTACAAAGAAAAACTCTGGAACGTGGAGTTGCTGCCGTACTTGGTGGCGTTCGAGGAGGCTTTGAACCTCACATTGCCCGAGGCTGTGGGCGAACCGGACTGTTACATCAAGGCGAATCTGGATGCGAAGCTGCGCGGAACGATGGAGACCCAGTATCAGGCGCTCTCCACCGCCACCGGCCGTCCGTTCATGACCACCGACGAGGCGCGCGAACTGCTCGACCGTCCGAAACTGCCGGGCGGCGACCAACTGATCACCCCGCTCAACGTGAGCGAGGGCGGCCAGCCCAGCCCGCAGGACGGCGGCCAGACCCAGAACGCGCAACAGGGCGCGAGCCCGAACGGCAAGCAGATGCTCGCCGAATTCAAACGCCTCTACACGTATGACGCCGGTTTCCGCGCGTCATGGGACTCGATGACGAAGGGAGAAACCTCAGATGAGTCTTGATTATCTCGGCTACGAGCTCAAGGAGCTCAAGGCCACCGACAACAGCGGCGGCGGCGTGTTCTCCGGCTACGCGAGCACGTGGGAGAAAGACCTGTACGACGACGTGGTGGTCAAGGGCGCTTTCGCGCAGACCCTCTCCGCCGATTTCAAGGCGGGCGGCGCGGGCATCCCCATCCATTGGCAACACAAGGACGGGTCCCCGAACGATGTGATCGGCGAAACGTTGAGCGCCGTGGAGGATGAGCATGGCCTGCTCATCACCGCGAAGCTCGACACCGACATTGCTGAGGGCAAGCGAGCCTACGGCCTGCTCAAGCGTGGTCTCATCCATCAGATGAGCATCGGTTTCATCGCCGAAAAGACCGCATGGGTCGAGGACGAGGAATCGAAGAGCCCATGGGACGGCTACCGGGAGATTCGGCAGCTCAAACTGTTCGAGATCAGTCTCGTGCAGGTCGCCGCCAACCAAGGGGCTGAAGTGCTCGAGGTCAAGGCCGGTCGAGCCATCAGCAAGGCCAACGAGGACAAGATTCGCACAGCCTACGAAGCGCTCGGCGAACTGCTCGACTCCATCACCGAAACCCCCGACGATGACGACACCGACGATTCCAAGCCCGATGACGAGCCGGACGACGATACGGCGGACGATTCGGACAAGCCCGAGCCGAATGACGGCAAGGCGAAAAAGAGTTTTGACCCGCAGTGGGCCAAGGAAATCAGCGACTTCCTCTCGCTGGCAAACAACCAATAGAAAGGATGATCCATGGGTTACATGGAGAAGCTGGCCGCCGAGAAGAAGGCGGTCAAGGCCCTGTACGACAAGGGCATGGAGAACCTCACCGACGATGAGGCGAACGAACTGAAGAACCACTTCGAGGAGGCCAAGCGCCTGCAGGAGCGCGTCGACCTGTTCAAGGGCGTCAACGACCTGAACGCGGACGAAGTAAAGCCCGAGGCCAAGACGGCTCCCGCCGCCAAGACGCTGGGCGACCTGTACGCGCAGGAGTTGAAGAAGGCCGGCATGACCGTCATCGGCACCAAGGCGCACCCGTTCGCTTCCAGCGAGTTCAAGGCCGCGTCCGACACGCACGTGGCGGGCACCGGCACGGCGGGCACCGGTTACGCGCCGGTGGTCACGCAGGTCGACATGGACGGCGTCTGGCCGTATGAGCGTCCGCTCGTGGTCGCCGACCTGTTCGGCTCCATCACCCTGAGCGGCAACGCCAACACCGTGGAATACCCGGTGTATGGCGCGCTCGAGGGCAGCGCTGAAACCGTGGGCGAGGGCGGCAAGAAGCCGCAGACCCATCTGCCGGACCCCAGCTGGGAGTCCGACAGCCTCAAGGAGGTCGCCGCCTGGTGGAAGGTCACCGACAATATGGCCGAAGACCTGTCCTACATCGTCTCCGAAATCAACAACCACGCCCGCTACAACCTGCAGCTGCTGGAAGAGACCCAGCTGCTGAGCGGCGACGGCACCGGCGCGAACGTCAAGGGCCTGCTCACCCGCGACATCCAGACGATGGCTCAGGCGGCTGATTCCGACCCGGACCGCATCTTCAAGGCCCGCACCAAGATCGCGGTGGCCACCGGCTTCCGAGCCGACGCCATCGTCATCAACCCCGCCGACTACGAGACCATCCGCCTCTCCAAGGATTCGAACGGCCAGTACTACGGCGGCGGCTACTTCAACGGCCAGTACGGCAACGGCACCATCATGCAGGACCCGCCGCTGTGGGGTCTCAAGACCGTGGTCACCGAGGCCATCGCCCAGGGCACCGTCCTGGTCGGCGCGTTCAAGCTCGGCGGCGCAGTGATCCGCAAGGGCGGTCTGCGCGCCGAGTCCACCAACTCCCACGCCGACGATTTCACCAACGATCTCATCACGTTCCGCGTGCGCGAACGCATCGGCCTACAGGTCAAGTATCCGAAGGCGTTCGTCAAGGTCGCACTGGGAAAAGCCTCGAAGTGACGCCTGACGCCGAGAGTATCGCCGTCACACCCGACGCCCTCGCGATGAGGGTCGGCGAGACGGCGAGACTCGAGGTGTCAGTCCTCCCAGCCGAAGCGTCACAGGAGTTCACGGCCCGAATCGCAGACCCGAGCATCGCAACCATCGAAAGCGAGGGGCTATGAGTGTCGTATCCTCCACGGGGGCAATCCCCGACATGATCCAGGATCCGACAGTGTTCGACGCGGACGGGACATTCTGGGTCAAGGCGGCGCAGGCGGCCATCCGTCGCACGTGCGGCTGGCATATCACGCCGAACATCGAACTGTCGGGCGTGGTCAATTCGCGGGGAGGCAAGGTGATTCGCCTCCCCGCACGCCATGTCACGTCGGTGGATGAGCTGACCGATATCGCCGGCAACCGGCTGCACTACGCCTACGACCCCGCCACGGGTTTGGTGGAATGCACCGCCGGCGTTTTCCCGGCCGGCGTGGCCACGATACGCTACCGCATCCACGCCGGTTATGCGCCGGACGAGGTGCCGGATGTACAGGGGGTGCTCATAAACGCGGCGAAACGGGCCAGCAGCGCAGCCGCCGGCGTCATCCAATCCCAGTCGGTCAACGGCAGCAGCGTCACCTACAACGTGTCGTTGATGGCCGACGAGCTGGCGAAACTCGACCGGTACAAGCTGGGAGCGCTGCCGTGAGCATCATCGATGACATCAACGCCTCCGGCCTGCCGGCGGCCACACGGTTCGTGCGTCTGCGCGCCTCGCGTAAAGCCGACCCGTACAATCCCGCGCAGACCACGGAGGATTGGAAGCATCCTGTCGAATTGGAAGTGCATGGTGCCCTGGCTTCGAGCAGTTCGACTCGCACGCCCGATGTGTTGGACGTGCAGACCACGTCGACTGCGGTGCTCACCGTGGCCGACCCGAACGCGGACATCCGGCTTGGTGACCGTATCCGACCCGAACCGGCCGATGGCCGCATGTGGGAGGTCAGCGGCTTCCCCAGCCGCGATGCCAACGCCTTTACCGGCTGGCAGCCCACATTGGAAGTCCAGCTCACCGAGTGGAAGGGGTAGCCGATGGCCGGAAGCGGACAGACCAGCATCAAGTTCAACGACGCGTTTTTCGACCAGATGCTCAACTCGGCCGGCGTCAGGGCCCTGACCCGAGGTGCCGCCGAGAAGGCGCTCGGCGTGGCCAAGGCCAACGCGCCCGTGGATACGGGAGCCTACCGCGACGGCCTGCAGGTCGAGGCCGTCCAACGCGCGCACCGCACCACCTTCATGGTGGTCGGCACCGACGCGAAGACCATGCTGGTCGAATCCAAGACCGGCAATCTCCGCAAGGCGTTGAAGGCGGTGAAGCTATGACATTGATACTGCCTCCCGACATGGAGGCTTTCCTCTGTGATTACCTGCGCACTCATATCACCGATGTGGATGGTTTGCAGGTGGGCAGCAAGAAGCCTCCCGACTATCAGGGCGCGTATCCGCTCGTCACCGTCCGGGACGATGGCGGCAACGCTGACGGGCTCGGCCATTTCGACCGTTCGATTGGCGTGAACGTGTACGGATGGAGCCGTCAGGACGAGAAGCCGTGCAAGACTCTCGCCCGTCGCGTCTACGCGACGCTCACCGAACATCCGGCCATCGCCCTCGCCAAGGGCTCGCCAATCGTTTCCGTGGATGATTCCTCGTGCAACGGCCCATACCCGGTGTCCGACGATTCCGACACCGCGCACTACTACCTGATCGTCGAATATTCGACGGTCGGCGAACACTAACCAATCCCTTAACTGTTTTCCTAGGCCCTACACAATGTGTAGGGCCTTTTCGTTTGAAAGGACATGGAATGACAGCAGACAACCAGGGCAACGACCTTAATGCCGTCAAGAACGTACTCACGTCGAAGATCATCGTCGCCCCCTATGTGGCAGGCAAGACGCTGACCGCCTCGCAGATCGCGCCCAGCGTGGCGGACCCGATCACCGAACTCGGCGACGTGTTCGGCTCCTCCTCCGCCGCAGTTGGCCTCATCACCAGCGACGGAGCACCGCATGACTCCCGCGACGGCGACGACGCCACCGAATTCCACCAGCCGGGCTACACGCTCAACGCCGACCCGACGCTGACGCTCGCGTTCACCGCCGCCGAGGACAACGACCTCACCCGCCTCATGACCATCGGCAGGACCGATAAAATCGGCGTCTACCACGTCAAGGACATCATCCAGGACACCAAATGGTTCGCCTATCAGGAGACCATCTACAAGTCCGGCCGCAAACGCCGTCGTCTCGGCGTCATCCAGATCACCGGCAACGAGCCGGCGCAGGATACGCGCGGCGAGGTGTCCGGCCTCTCGCTGACCGCCACATGGCAGCTCGATCCCGCCGTAGACGGCGGCAACAGCCGCTACCTGCAGTCCTACGCGGCGGTCTGACAACGATTCCCTCCCCGCATGACCTCTCTCCTGTCGGCATGCGGGGAGCCCCAACACCAACGACGGGAGAAACACGTATGACAGGAGAACCATCATGGCAAAGCAGCAGAACACGGCACCCTCGATCGCTGAATTCGAGGATTGGGACGAGACCAGGGAGGCCGAGGCCCTCGCCGAGGTCGCCAACCGGGTCAAGGTGCGACACATCATCAAGAACAACGAATACTGGGCACTGACACCCGGCGGCACCGTCTACAAACTGCCCCTCTATCTTTCCATCGCCGACTTCGAGGCCCTGTCCGGCGCTTCCACCGACACCGACAGCCTCGACCAGGTCAAACGCATCCTCACCGTGTTCGCCGGAGACGAGCAGGCCAAGCAGCTCGAAAGGGAGCCCATGCAGGTCGCGTTCAATCTCATTCAGGATTATGGGGAGACGCTCGCCAAATCGCAGGGCGTCGAACTGGGAAAATCGCCGACTTCTGCCGAATCCTCAACTCCGATGACGGAGTAAAGGTCCGAGCGGACTTCGCCCGATTCGGGTGGAGCGTCGAACACGATCTCGGGCGGCGTCTCCCCTACCGTGACGCCATCGACCTGTACACGGCGTTGTGCGGCGACCCGGCCTCCTACACGGGGGCCTCGCTCATCGGCCTCATGTTCCCCATGAGCGCCACCGACATCACCGTATTGCAGTTCCTCGGCGCTTCCACGCTGCTCGGCGACGTGGGCGGCGACCCCGAAACGGTCGAGCCCACCGCCGAGGAGATCCACGAGGCCGAATCTCATATGAGCAAGCTCTTCGGATAACAACCATCAACTAGGAGGGGAGTCGTCTTATGGCTTTCGGATCGGAAGTGGGAACCGGCCACGTGTCGATATTCCCCTCGATGAAGGGCTTCCGCAGCGCGGTCGACAAGGAGATGCGGGGGGCCGGCAAGTCCGGTTCCACCCGTTTCTCCCAGGCGTTCGGCAACGGTTCGAAAATCGGCAAATCGTTCGGCGGCAGCTTCAAGAAGGCATTCGGTTCGAGTGCCCGGGGCGTCGCCGACGAGGTGCTGAAACCGTTGAAGCGTGACGTGGCGCAGGCGTCCTCCAAGGCCAGCGCCGCGCTCCTGAACTATCGTCAGGCCACGGTCAACGTGCAGCAGGCGCAGGAGAGGCTCAACGCGGCCATCGCCAGATACGGGTCGGATTCGACTCAGGCGCAGACCGCCTCCATCAATCTCGAAAAAGCCCAGTTGCGTCAGGCCACCGCTCTCGACAAGTCCAACGACGCCGCCGAACGGCTCGCGGACGCGAAGAAGGCGCTCAAGGCCGCCGAGGACGAACTCGCCAAGGGCGCCAACACCGTATTCGGTTCCATGAAGACGATGGCAAGCTCGTTCTCGGCTGGATTCTCGAGCATCAGCCGGGGCCAATCCACCTTCACCGGACTCTCTGGAGCGCTCGGCAGCCTCGTGCGTAGCCTGCTCGGCGTAGACGCCATTTGGAAACCGCTCGGCTCCAAGATAGCCGGATTCGCGAACAAGGCCGTATCCTCATTGAGCGGTTTCGCCGTGCAGGTCGGCGCGAAAATCCAAACCGGACTCAAGGGAGCCATCAGCGCCGCCCAGCAAACCCTCAAAGGCTGGGGCGGCAGCATCGCAGCCACCGTGTCAGGCATCGCCAAACCAATCGGCGCGGCAATCACCGCATGGACGCAACCGATTCGCGACTGGGGAAGCAGAACCGGCAACACCATCAAAACGGCAGTCGCTACTTGGACCGCACCCATCCGCTCATTCGGCGGCAAAATCGGCTCCGCCATCGGAGATGCCGCAGGAAAAGTAGGGCAGAAACTCGCACCGGTAGCCAACGTAGCCAAGAACTACTTCGGCAACATCGCCACCGCCGCCGGAGCCGTATGGTCCAAACTCCCAGCCGGAGCACAGACCGCCGCCGGGGCAATCGGCAGCACGCTCGGCAACCTCGCCTCCAGCGCAGGCAACTCGTTCAAAAACCTCGCCCAAAACGCGGTCGCCCATATCAAGGGCCTCGCCACGGGAGCGGTCGCCGCCATCGGAGCAGGTGTGGCAGCCATCGGCGGCACGCTGGTGGCCACCGGCAAGCAGGCGTTGGGCGCGTATGCCACGTGGGAGCAGGCGGTCGGCGGCGTCGACACCCTGTTCAAGGGCGCTTCCGGCACTGTGCAGAAGTACGCGGCCGAAGCGTACAAGACGGCCGGCGTCGGCGCGAACGACTATATGAACCAGGTCACGAGCTTCGCGGCCTCGTTGGTCAGTTCGCTTGGCGGGGACACCGCCAAGGCCGCAGAGATGGGCAATCAGGCCATCATCGACATGTCGGACAACGCCAACAAGATGGGCACCGACATCCAGACCATCCAACAGACGTATCAGTCGCTTGCTCGCGGCAATTACGCGATGCTGGACAACCTCAAGCTCGGCTACGGCGGCACCAAGACGGAAATGCAGCGGCTCATCGCCGACGCGAACAAGCTGCCGGGCGTGATGAAGGAAGGCAACGACCTTTCCATCGATTCGTTCGCCGACGTGACCGAGGCCATCAGCCGAGTGCAGAAGAGCCTCGGCATCAGCGGCACGACCGCCAAGGAGGCGGCGACCACCATCGAGGGGTCCGTGAACTCGATGAAGGCCGCATGGCAGAACTGGCTCGCCGGACTGGGCAACGAGAACGCCGACATGGGCGCTCTCAGCCAGCAGCTCGCCGACTCCATCGGCACTGCGTTGAAGAACATCCTGCCCCGCGTGAAGGTCATCGCCCAGAGCGTCGTCAAAGCCATCCCGAGCCTGTTCTCGGATCTGGTGACGCTCCTGCCTGAACCGTTCCAGAACGCGATCAACGCCATCGGCAGCGTATTCAACGGGCTCGGCGAGATATTCAAACCCGTGCAGAGCGCCATCGCCCCTCTGATAGCTGCATTCATGGCCCTCGGAGCAGGCGGCATCGCACCATTGCTGTCCAAGATTCCGTTGCTCGGCGGGGTGCTCGGCGGATTGTCCGGCCCGTTGAGCGCGTTGGGCGGACCCATCGGCATCGTCGTCGCAGCGTTGGGCACGCTCATCGCCACGGTGCCGGAACTGCGCAACGCCTTCGGCACGCAGGTCACCGGCGCGTTCAACCTGTTCAAGAACACGATCGCGGGAATGAAGCCGACGTTCGATGCGTTCGGCAAAAGCCTGCAGGACATGTTCAAACAGGTCATGCCGGTGATCACCGCTTCTGTCGCGGAGCTCATCCCAGTGTTCGGCGACATACTCCAGTCGCTGGCACCGCTCATCCCGACGATCATCGAACCGCTCATGAACGCGCTCAGCTCGCTCATGCCGCTCATCGGCCAGCTCGTGTCCAGCCTGCTGCCACCGTTGGCGGACATCATCGCCGCGCTGCTGCCGGTCGCCTCGCAGATCGTGTCGATGATAGGCCAAGTCATCAGCCAGCTCGCCTCCGCGCTCGTCCCGGTAATCCAGCAGGTCATGGATTTCGTTAGCCAGCTGGTCACCGCCATCACGCCGCTCATCCAACAGCTCGTGCCAGTCATAACCGATGCGGTCTCGGGCATCACAGGCATCATCCAACAGCTGATGCCGGTCATCCAGAGCATCATCAGCGTGGTTGGCTCGGTAGTGAGCGCAATCATCGGATTCATCACCGGTACGTTGTTGCCTGCGGTGCAGGCGATGCTCCCATATGTGTCGGGTGTCATCGACGGCATACAAGGCGTAATCCAGGGCGTGGTCGGCGTTATTTCCGGTGTCATCAGCATGGTCACCAACCTCATCAACGGCAACTGGTCGGGAGCTTGGAACAGTTTCAAATCGATTCTTTCCAACGCGGCCGGAGCGGTCGGCGGCTTGGTGTCGGGCATCGTGAGCGCCATCAAGGGCGTGTTCGCCGGAGCTGGCTCGCTGCTCAAAAACGCCGGCTCGCAGCTCATCAGTGGTCTGTGGAACGGCATCAGCGGTGCCATCGGCGGATTGTACGACAAGATCAAGGGCGCGCTTTCCGGACTGGTCGATAAGGCGAAGGAAGCGCTCGGCATCCATTCGCCGTCCCGCGTGTTCCGCGACGAAGTCGGCCGCTACATCCCGCCCGGCATCAGCGAGGGCATTGACAAGGCCACCCCCGCATTGCAGCGTGACATCGCGAAGCGGATGCAGGGTGTCACGGCCGCCGCACAGTCGGCATTCCAGCCGATGACGTTGCGCTCCGCCATTGGTGTGGAGGGCTCCGCCCCATTGCCTGAAACCGGGAATGGGCTCGCAGACCTCGCGTCGATGCTTGTGGAGCTTCGCGGCCTGCGCTCCGACCTGCAGGCATTGCACGGTGATTTGGGACCGACCATCGCTAAGTACACGCCATCCATGACCATCCGCGAAGAGAAGCGCAGGCTTGGTCTCGTCTAAAACAGGAGGACAGTCATGCAGTCGATGACCTACCGGCGAGGCGGAGGATCAAGCCGCGCCGTTTCGGCCAGTGTCGTTGATCTCATCGACCCGGCCGGTCTCATGGTCAAACGCATCGAGAGCCTGCGCACGCACGCGTGGGAGGTGGAGTTGGCCGCGCACGGCATTGACTCCGCCTCCCTCAACGCGTCAAGCGTCCAATTGGAGGCCACATGCGCCGACCTCAACGTGCTGGACGTGGCGAGCGAACTGTTCGACGCGGACGTCAAGGCCGTGGCGTCATCCCGCAGCAAGGACGACGCCGGCCTGCTCACCGTGGACGGCTGGTCGCAGACCGCGCTCATCACCGGCATCGAACCATCCTATGATCCGCCCGGCCCCGCGAAGTACGCGCTCACGGTCGCATTGCTTGACGGCCTGTGGCACAAGCGCGATGACGTGCAGCATTTCTGGTCGGATGCCCTGCAACCGGGCCTCGACCTTGATTACCCGCACGATTACCCTCACGACTACATGCCGACGACACGAAACGCGTCGGTCGTGAACGATGCCGTCTCGCCGATGCCGTTCGAACTGGTGGTCTACGGGCCGGTCTCACAGCCGGCCATCATCATCGGCGGCAACCGGTACGCGCTGCACATGGACATCCCCTCGGGCTCGTATGTGACCGTCAACAGCGTGGAGGGGCAACGCAGCATCGTCATGACCGCAGAAAACGGCGACACCACGAACGTGTTCGACAAGGGCGAACGAGGCAGCGGCCTCAACGGCGGCAGTTATATCTTCCAGCCGTTGCCGGCCGGGGAACACCAGGTGCAGTGGAACGGGTTCGGCTTTGACCTGACCGTGATCCAGGAGAGGAGCACGCCGTCATGGTGGATCTGATTATCACCGATTCCAAGCACGTCGATGTCCGTTCCGCCGTCGACTACACTCTGGATTGCGCGTGGGGCAAGGAGGAAAACGATTTCGAACTTGTCGTGAGCGGCGCGTCCACCATCGATGCGGGTGCCTATATCTACATCGACGGCAGCGAATGCGGTGGCGTGGTCGATGCGATGGAAGACCAGCTCACTGCCGGCGTCAGCACCCTCACCTACTCGGGGCGCACGTGGCACGGCGTGCTCGCGAACAAGATCCTTGAACCGGATAGGGGCAGGGATTATCTCACAGTGAGCGGTACGGCCAGCACGGTCATCGGCTCGCTTATCAGCCGCGTAGGGCTTGATTCGGTGTTCGACGCGGTTGTACCGCCTGACGGCAGTGGCGACCCGACCATCAAACAATACCAGTTCGACCGCTACGCGGACTGCTATACGGGTTTGCAGAAGATGTGCGAGGCCAGCGGGCTGAAGCTCAGGCTCGCTTATGCGTCTGGCCGGGTCAACATTTGGGCTGAGCCGGTTGCGCATTACGGCGATGCGATTGACAGTGACCTCATCGATTTCGACGCGACCCGCACGTGGAGGAAACCGAATCATCTCATCGGCCTGGGCAAGGGCGATTTGGCCGCGAGAACCGTCGTCCACTGGTATGCGGACGCCAAAGGCAATGTCAGCCAATCCCAGTCGCTCAAGGGCGTGGACGAGATCGCGCAGGTCTACGACTACAGCAACGCCGAAACCGCCGAGCTGAATCAGAAGACACGTGAGAAGTTGCAGGAACTGCAATCCGAGGGTGACGTGAAGGTCACCGTCCGTGATGACGCGAACGTGGTGTTCGACGTGGGCGACACCGTGACGGCGCGCGACAATCTCACCGGCATCACCGTCAACGCTTCGATAACCAAGAAAATCGTCAAGGTCTCGGGCGGCGTCTTGTCCGTCGATTACGAGGCCGATTAGGAAGGGGGCCATTATGGCGCGTATCGACAATGCGACGGTCATGCAATGCGACCGGTGCGGGAAACACAAATGGTACAAGGACTTGGACGACCCGGATATCAAGACGTGGTACAACGTCAACCGGCTGGACTCCACCGGCACGGGCCACGACTACCTGTTCTGCGAGCAGGATTACAAGGAATACGCGAACAAGCTCAAGGACTTTGATAACAGCTTCGACAGTTGGATGCAGAACGGAGGCAAGCGGAATGGTTGAACTCGTCACCGGGCACGCGAACAAGGCTCACGCCACGGCGGAACAGGCCGCTGGTTTGAACGCCGGCATTCTCGGCTTGGATGATTATGTGCTCGACGTGCATGACAAGTTCAAGATCACGGTCGTTTCGGCGAACAAGGTGACCATCGGCACGGGCGAGCTGGTCATGCAGGGCCGTCACGTCAGCCAAGGCACGCCCGAGGACCTGATCGTCACCAACGGGTCGCAGGGTCAGAAACGCAACGACCTGATCGTATGCCGCTATGCGAAGGGCTCGCAGTCGGTTGAGAGCGCGAAACTGGTGGTGGTCAGGGGCACGCCCACCACGGGCACGCCCACCGACCCCGCCGTGAACACCACCAGCCCGTTGGACGGGGGCACCACCTACGACATGCCCTTGTACCGCATCCCGCTGGACGGTATCACCATCGGCACACCAGTCGCATTGTTCAACGTGTTGAAGCCGATGAGCGACGTGTGGGATTCCCTAACCCAGCGTTCCACGACATGGAGGATCCCCTACAGCAACAACAGTATTTCGCTGACGCGCGTGGGTGATATCTGCTTCGCGGGCGGCAACGTGAAATTCAACCAGAGCGGCGAGAACAACTACACACAGGCGCGGGAGACCATACCCGTGGGGTATCGTCCAGCGGAAACGTCGAACGTTCCCATCGCCGTGTTCGGCGGCAACACCACGTTCATCCTCTACGGCGAGCATACGGGCCGTGTGGTCATGCTCGGCAACCCGAACAGCGCGTATGCGGGATGCACCGGCGTATGGCGCACCACCGACCCCATGCCCGCGTAGTTTTCCCTAACCCCGGCGGAGTACGCGCCGTATATCCAGTGCGCCGGGCATACGGTAACGACCGGTGATGACGGCACGTTCTGGGTGGGCGTCAAGTCTCCGAACGGCAAGCCTCCGGACTATGCCTCGTACACGGTCGGCCCTTTCGGCACCGGGTTCAATGACGAGGACGGCATCATCGCCCACCTATGGGACGTGACCGCCACCGGAGTCCGGTTCCGCCTCTACACGACGCGCTATCAGCGGTGGTGCGGCAAGACCGCGATCTTCGGCAAATGGATCACCGTATGGCGCCGCTAGCTGAACGTGACACCGTCGGGGATTGGCAAGGTGCGAGGCGTGTGCATGCACCGGTCTCCGTTGGACAAGCCGCCGACGACCATGATGGTGCCGTTCGCGTTCCAAGTCGCTTGTTTCGCCCAATTGCCGACTGGCAAAGCCCACAGGCAGCCGAGAGACACCGCCTTGGACGGTTTCACTCCCGACGCGTATTGGAACACCGGGTAATCGTGGCTCAGGCTCACCGTGCTCTTGAACCCGCTCAAGTCCACGTGGAGCAGTCGATTACGCTCGTCCACGACGATCTGCATGCCGCCGCCGTAGGCGTCAGGCTGGAATGATTTCGTGTCCTGCCACTTGAATTTCGCGTACAGGAGCGGCTGGGTTAGGGAATGCTACTCGGTAATCCAACAGCCGGATATACCGACGAATCGGCTGGTATATCCGGTGCCGTTCAACACTATTTTCCCGTCTGCGGTGCCGTAAAGGTAGAAACTGGTCGCGCCGCTGTTGTCGGTGCCGCGCATGACCGCGCGGGAATCGCCGGACGGTCTGAAACCCTCCGGAATTGTCTCGTTGACGGACACGTTGCCGACCTGATTGAAATTACTTGTCAGCGTGATATACGCGCAGGCGGTGACGATACGGCCGACGCGAACCAGAGTGATATACCTATCGGAATACGGCATCTTGACCCGGCCCGTGACAGGGGTTAGGGAATCCCGTTCAGGCTATTAGGGCTCGTTCCCAGAGGCGTTGCGCGTCTCGCAAAGCCGTGATATCCGGTTTGAGGTAGTACTTCGCGGTGGTTTTGATATCGCTGTGGCCGAGCATTTTCGACACGATGGCGATATCCGCTCCCGCCGCCAGAGTGTTCGTCGCCCACGAGTGGCGCAGGTTGCGTGCGGGCACATGCGGCAGGCTATACCGCTTGCACCAGCCCTTGTACTGGCGTGCCACCTGTGGCGGGGTGAGCGCACCGATGAGTCGCCCTCCCTCGCGCGGCTTGAGCTCGCGCAGACGCTTGACCGCGAAGCGCGGCAACGGCAATGTGCGACGGCTCAATTCGGTCTTCGGCGGCACGACGACCTCATGGCCGCTCACCCATTGCAAACCGCGCTCGATATGCAGGACGCCTGCGCGCAGATCAATGTCACTCCACTCCAAACCGTACCCCTCTTCGGTGCGCAGGCCGCATGAGACGGCGCAGATAAGCCACGCCTCAAGCGGATGGTCGTAAAAGCCCTGCAACAGCGATCGCTGCTGACGGATGCCCAATATCACCGGCTCGTAATGCGGCTTGGCCGGCAACTGGATATCGCGTCTCGTGATATCCACGTCCAAGAGATTCCAGCGGATAGCCCGCCTCAGTATCGCGCGTAGTACGGCCCATGCCTTGCGCGCCGCGCCCGAACTGGCGAACCCGACGAGCCACTTGTCCACCAATTCAACGCTTATCGATTCCATCTGCATTGCGCCGAACCTCGGGGCCACGTGCAGCCGCCACGCCGACTCGTAGCCGACCCACGTGCTCTCACGTAGATTCCGCGTGCAGTACGGCCAAAACCGGTTGGTCCAAAACTCTCGTAACAGCATTTTCAACCTCCGAAAACCCACACGCCGTCTGGCCTGTCCAAACGGGTGAAACGTGTGGGTTTTCCCAAAAAGAGAGGGGAACGGGATGCCCCCATTCCAACAGTTATTCGGCTCCATGGAATTCTGGTCGGCGTTGATTCTCGCTCTCATCGGTGGTGGTGGGCTTGGCGGACTGGTAGGCGCATGGTCGAGCCGGCGGAAGAACGAGGCCGATATCGACAGCATCACCGCCGACGCCGCCGATAAGGCCGTGAAAATCCTCACGGAAAGCATCATCAGCCCGCTGCGCGAGCAGGTCACTTATCAGGAGGAGCAGATCCGGCATTTGGAGGACGTGCAACGCAAGTATTTCAAGGCCGTGGCCTATGTGCGCAGCCTGTCCCATTGGCTGCAATCATTCTGCGCGGTCGCCGAACCGGAGTTTCTGAAACGTCATCCGAAACCATCATTGCCGGACGAGCTTCGCCCGGACGTAGCCCCCGAAACAATCGAATCCAATAAGGAGGAACAGTAATGACCCAAATCCATATTTCCATCAGGAAGCCGAAGACGGGCAGCTTGGAACCTGTGACCGGCACGATGCGGTTCCGCCCGGTGTGTCGTCACTTCGACGCGGCGAAGAATCTTATTATCGCGGCCTCGTTCGACGAGAATCTGTCCGAAACGGGTGAGCTGACGGTTGACCTGCTGCCTACGACTCCTGCGTTTGTGTGGCAGGTCGTGGAGTTGGCTGATTCGCCGCAGGCGTACACGCGTTACGTCGAAGTGCCGGACTCCCAGGCCAGGGTCGAGTACGCTGACCTTGTGGAGGTTGACGCCGCCACGTTCGTACCGAAGGACATGACAGGCTCCCAACTGCTGAAGGTTCGCAGGGCGTCCACCCAGTCGGAGGCGGAGACGCTTTCCGCACAATACCCGGACGAGCTGGTGTTCTTCAACGAGACCGCCAGCGTCGCGAAGGCCGCTGCGGCCTTGAGCACGCTGGAGTCCATCACGGCCGAAGCTCAAACGAACGCCATGCTGGCGAAGAGCGCCATGCTGAGCGCCCAGTCCTCCGCGGATTCCGCGACCGCCACCCAGTCCGATCTGGATGTCCTCGCGTCGAATGCCAGTATGGCGGCGGCTTCCGTCGCCAACGATTCGCAGACCGTGGCCGACACCGCCAACGCGGTTGCGGCGAAGGGCGAATCGGCTATCGCCACCATCGATTCGACGGTGCAGGCGGTCAAGGACAAGGCGGAGGCTGCGGCTTCCGAACTGCCCTCCACCGGCACCACCGAAGACACCACGGGGGGAACCGGCAAGGACTCCGCCGGGGAGACGCCGACCGGAACCGTGTCGGAGGAGCCCGCAGCCAAGGCCACTGTGAAGGGGGCCTGATCATGCCAGCCTTTTACGCCGGCAAACGTGTCGGCAAACCATTATTGAACGGCCACACGTACAACGCCCTATTCAACGGCAAACTCGTATGGCCGCTGGACAAGGACACGGTCGTCTCCATCGAGATCACGGATGATAAGGGCAAGCCGCTGCCCAAGTCGCTGGCCGTGTCCGGCACTTTGAAACTGGGGGCGAAGGCCACGTATGCGGACGGTCATGTTGGCGACCTGCTGACCACCAAGAACGTGACGTTCACAAGCCGGGACACTTCCACCGCCACGGTTTCGGGCAACACGCTCACGTGGCGGCATGGCGGCACGATTCTCGTCACGGCCACTGTCAACGGTTTCACCAGCGCCGCCGTGTCCATCGCCTCCGCCTACGCGCCCGAGTCCATCAAGGTCACGGACGATTCCGGCAAACCCATCGACAACATCACCCTGCGCGTCGGCGAGAGCAAGAACCTCAAGGTGACGATCCTGCCCGATGCGGCATCGCAGGAGTATACGGCATCCATCAAGGATGTGAGTCTCGCATCAGTCAGACAACAGTAAGGGGCAATATCATGCCAACAACAACAGCGTTTAGGGGGGGGGCTAGTGTCCGCGCCCTCAAGGAGGGCGACACCTCCATCACCATCACCGCAGGCAGCATCGTAAAGACCATCCCGGTCAGTGTATGGGGAAACAAATGGGTGCTGCCCACCCTGCCCGCCACGCGCAACGGAATCACGTTCACCGCGGCCGGCGACGGCATGGTACACGCGAAGGGCACAGCGACCGACTGGGCGACCATCCTCGTCACCCAGGACCTGCCGGCCGGCGAGTACACGCTCGAACACACGCTCACCGACGGTGTCGGCCCGTTCTGCGAGCTCAAATCCACGGACGGCAGGATCGACCTGTTCTCGCATGGCACGGTCAAGGCGACGCTCCCGGCGGGCGACTACCAGATGCTCGTCAGTGTCTCGCCCGGCAAGACCGTGGACGCAACCATCACCCCAATTCTCAGGAAACTCAACTAAGGCCCCGATATTGGGGCCTTCACTATAAAAGGAGGCCCCAATATGGGCGCACTATCAATAACCGGTATCAAACCGGGGTCCACGAGTCTGAAACTGACCGCCGGCAAGATTACGAAAACCGTGCCGATTACCGTATTGTCGCGTAACCTGCTCGCCTACGGTCCCGCCGAGGGCAACGGGTTGACCGCCACCGTCAACACTGACGGGTCGCTGCACGTCACCGGCACCGCCACCGGTCAATGGCGTGGCCTGTCGTGGACGTTCCCATGCCCGGTACAGGGCACCGTGAAACTCAGCGGCACTAGTATCGCCGGTTTGAGCTTCAACATCAAGTGCCTCGACGCCAAGGGGCAGCAACTGGGAGACCAAATGAACTTGGGTAACAGTGTCATGGCAATCCCTGCCGGCACCGTCAGCCTGTTCCTCAACATCATCTCCACCGAGGCCACGCCCACCGCGAAGGACGGCGACCTCCGAATCCAGTTGGAATCCGGTACTACCGCGCACGAGTGGATGCGACCCGACAACACAAGCCTTAAGGGGGGGTTATGAACTAGCGAACCTGTATCCGCGTGTCACCGGCCTGCCTAAGACAGTGGGTGCCGCCCCGGGGATCACGGTCACGGCACCGACACCGGGCACGTACCGTTTCAAAGGCTCCACCACGACAGCGGCCGACTCGTGGAATAACTTGACCAATGTGGTGCATGTGGATGCGGGAACGTACACGATGGACGCCACGGACTGGCCGCTGGGCAACAATTCATGGCTGATGGGCATACAAGCCCATATCTCCCACGACGACGGGAGCGAAGGAGCAAATGTGTTCGGACCTAGGGACTATGGGCCGAAAACCTTGAAGGCCGGCACTCTCCAATGCAACATTTTCGTCAACACCACGGGCGAGGTCGATAAGACGTTCACTCCCCGCCTGTACAAGATCGACTGATTCTAGCCCCACACCATTCCGTGTGGGGCTTTTTCATTGACGGCCCCGAGTGGGCCGTGACAATCCTGACCCACGACCGTGGGCCACAAACAACAATCCATCCCGAGAAAGGGGAAAACATTGGTCAATAACAAGGACAAGCCGTTGTGGAAGCGTCTGCTCGCCAAGGGTACCGCGCTGGCAGCCGCCGTGTGCATGATGCTGCTCCCGGCGACCGCGCACGCGGACATGCAGGGCATCGACGTGTCCAACTGGCAGTGCGGCATCGACATCGCCAGCACGCAGGCCGACTTCGTTGTCGTCGGCACCACATGGGGCACCGGACAGGTCAACAACAACTGCTTGGTGTCCGGCGTGAACACCGACGCCAACCGCATGATCTACCAGGCGCAGGCATCCGGCAAGAAATTCGGCCTCTACCATTACGCCATGGGCGGCAACCCGGAGGCGGAAGCCCAATTCTTCTACCGCAACACCAGCAACTATTGGCGTCACGGCATCGTCGCCCTTGACTGGGAGATGGACGATAACCCCGCATGGGGCAACTGGGACTGGGTACGCCGCTTCATGGCGGAGTGCGAACGGTTGAGCGGCGGTGTGCGCCCATTGCTGTACACCGGCCCGGTGGCCGGCACCATCCCGCAGGACATCCGCGACCGGTACGGTTTGTGGATCGCACAGTACGCGAACATGAGCCCGACCGGCTACCAGGCCAACCCGTGGATGATAGGCGCGTACGGCGAGGCCATGCGACAGTACAGTGGCACCGGCGTGGTCAACACGTGGAGTCCCATCGACCTCAACATCTTCCGTGGCGAAGGCTGGCAGTGGGACCTGTACGCCAATCCCACCGGCTCCACAGCCCCGGCCCCGGCAACGCCCGCGCCCGTGCAGCCGAGCACTCCCCCGGCCGACACCAACACGGGTGGCATCAGCCACGTCATGCAGTGGGGAGAAACCATCTGGGGACTCGCCGTCGCCTATGATGCTTGGCCCCTGTCCGCGTGGCATACGCCCAGCGGTGATATCAACCGCTACTACGTGGGCGACGTCGTAACCTACGGCGGCGGTTCCACCACGGCCGCGCCGTCCAACGGGGTTTCCAAGACCCTCCAGTACGGCGACACCGTGTGGGATTTCGCCACCGCGCACGGCTACAACGTCTCCCAGTGTTCGGTACCCTCCGGCAACATCAACGTCTACTACCCCGGTGACGTGGTGACCTGCCGCTAAACCAACCGATGCCGCCGTCACCCCGACGGCGGCACCACCCACCATCATCATCCTTTTTTGATCGGAGCAAACATGACCGACAGCAAAAACACGACCGACACCGGCGAAACGCTTCCCGGCGTCGATGTGAGCGACTGGCCCGAGACGGCCGACGTCACCCATGACGTGCCCGACTGGCTCATCCCCAGCCGCGTCTACGACATCCTCAAATGGCTCGGCCTCATCGTCCTGCCCGCACTCGCCCTGTTCGTGGGCACGGTCGGCCCCGCATGGGGCTGGACTCACGTGGACGCGATAGTGACCACGCTCAACGCGCTCGGCATCCTCGCCGGCGCGCTCATCGGCGTCAGCGCCATCAAACAACGCCTCGACCGCGCCGCATAACCACACATAGTTCGGCCCCGCCCGGCATCGCAGACAGCTCCACGAGCTTGACTGCGGCCGGCGGGGCCGGTTTTTTCGTTGTTACAGCAGCTAGGCGTGGCTCGATTTTTGCCCACATTTTGCCCACATTATTCCGGGAAACCGAGGGAATACGAGGGAATCACCGGGAATAGAAAAAGCCGCTCAGCCCTACTCCCGCAAGGCAAAGCGGCTTGTTTCCGCCGAAGCGGATTGGTGGAGGCGCGGGGAATTGAACCCCGGCCAACCAAACCCGAAAGCCCTACTCCCGCTTGGATTACGCGGCCTCACCGGCATCCCTTGCCCACATTTTGCCCACATTCTCCAGCAGCATCGCGTTCACGGCCTCGCCCACCGCGTCCAGATCATCGTCGAACAGGTCGGCGTACACGTCCAATGTCATCGCGGCGGAAGTGTGGCCGAGCTGGCGTTGCACGGCCTTGACGTTCGCGCCGGCTTTGACCATGAGACTCGCGGCGGTATGCCGCAGATCATGCACGGTCATCTGGCCCTCGATGCCCGCGCGCCGCTTAGACCAGTAAAACCACGAGCTTGTCGTGTTGGGCCCATGCGTGCGACGCAGGTAGCCGCCGCCCGGAGCCTCGAAGAGGATATCGTCGGGCTTGCGGCCCTCGCACAACGCCCGCATGTCATCGTCCAGCATTGCCGGATACACGACCTGACGCCACTTGTCCGACTTAGGAGTGTTGACCACTATCTCACGTTGCACCTCGGTGGCGTTCCTGCGTATCCACAGCCGGCGGCGTCGCAAATCAACGTCCCTGACCTGCAAACCCACGAGCTCTCCCCAGCGTATGCCGGTCAAGCCCAGGACCAGCACAATGAGTTTGCGCCAGCCCGACGCTTCCGCCAGGCATAGCAGTTCGGCCATGCTCAGATACCGGTGCTCCTTCCGGTGCTTCCTCGGCAGCTCCAACTCGTCGCAGGGGTTGGAGCCTATGAGCCGGTCACGCACTGCCTGTTTGCACAGGCCGGATAGGATGCCTTCGGCGCGCAATACCACGGTGGCGCTTGACCCGGCCGCCGTCAACGCGGCCACCCATTCCTGCACTTCGGAGTGTGTGACGGATACGAGCTCACGGCTCCCCCACATGGGTTCCACGCGATGATTCCACTCCCTTTCGAGCGAGTCGATGTAGCTTACCTTGCACTTGACTTTCTTCGCGGCTATCCATGACGGCCACAATGCTTCCACCGTCGCCTTCCCGGCTTGCGGATCTATATAACTGTTGGTGGCCTTGGCGATGGTGACGTGCTCCGCCGCCCAGTTCTCCGCGTCTATCTTGCGGCGGAAGCCCCTCTTGTCGGTCTGCGTGCCGTCCGGCTTGCGGTATCGTACTCGATACCGAGTCTCACCCTTGCTGGTCTTGTATCTGGTGACGTTCGCCATTTCGGGTGTGCTTCGCCCCGTGTAGGATAAGGGGTGAAGCGTCCTCCTTTCTTGAACTATTGGGATTCTTCAAACCGCCCTGTTGGCGCTGCAACGCCGACAGGGCATTTTTATTTGCTGAAGTCAGCATCGATGAATGCTTCGATATTCCCATCCTGCAAAGTAAAGTCATTGCTTTCGATGCGTTTGGCAGAATCCGCAAATGAGAGATCGTTCGCCACATAGCCTTGTCGGTATTTGTCGACTAACGCCTGGATGTCAGTATCGGTTAATGAGGGATCCATGGATTTGGCCAAGGCGGGATAAACCGCCAGCACGCTGTCTCGTGGACCCGTGGCATAAATTCGGAACATGCTGTCCCTGTATCGCACCATGTCGATGGATATATCGCCTATGGTTCCATGCTCTCCAGTGGCATCGGAATATGCACCAAGCCGGTATTCCGTCCTGCAGTGGCCACTATTTCTATCTTGCACCACAAAGCTTGAGATGTTCGAAATCGGTGTGGCCGACTGCGCGTCGAACGACCGCTTAAACTCTTGCAGAGGGCTCTTTTTCGTTGGCGTGTTTTTCTTTGCCTCTGGAGTCGGTTCCTTTGGTGTGATTTTCGGTTTCGCCGTTGCGCCGGCCGATACGGTGGCCTGTTGCGTCGGGTTGGTTCTATTGCCGTTCATTCCCCCGATCGCGACGACAGTCAGAACGATTATCACCCAGAACCACCATTTCTTCCAAAATGGCTTCCTGTTTTTTGCCGCAGCAGATTTCCCATGGTCGGACATCTCCGCTCCTTTCTCATGCAGCGCTACGTGGTTTATTGCTTGTGGCTGTTGATGATGTCAAGGGCTTCCTTCGCCTGTTTTTTATTCTTGAATTGCAGCATGATCGCGTTTTTCATGGCGGACTTTTTTATCGTCAGAGTTTTCCCTGATGCCTTCACGGAATAGAAATCACTGTAGTAATAGACATTCGTTTTCTTGAATATCAGACCGGATACCACCTCGACACGGTTCCAGTACAGGCGAATATTTCCGGCATCCAGTAATACATCATTCATTATTCTTCTTCTTTCTTATGCGGCCACGCTGTCGTGTAGCCATTCCTGATAATCCCTGACGACTTGCGGCGTCACATTCAGTTCTTCGGCCATGAGCCACGGGTCTCCGTCGTACATGGCTTCGGCTTTACGGTAATCGTCCTCGTCTATGAGGAGTCGAGCGGTGGTCATACGGCATCGGCGCTCGCGGTATCCGCATCCCACGTCTCCGTACATTCGGTGCACGAGCTCGTGCACCAAGGTGCAGCGTTTCCTCGTGTAGGTCATGCTCCGGTCGATGACGATGGTGTCGGTGTCCATTCTGTATACGCCGTTCAGATCACCGGGGAGTATGGCGCTTCCCACGGTCAGTTCCGGCGCAACATGGTAGAGGGCCATGCGCATCCCGCCGTAACTGTCATGCGCGCGCACCGGCAATACAGGTCTCATCACGCACCACCATCCGGGTCGGGGTCATGCTTATGACCATCACGATAAGCAGCAAATGACATTGGATCACTCTTGGTCAGGCTCACGGTTTCCGCAATGAGGTTTTCGCGATTAACCTCGTCAAGCACATCCGATGGGATAGCAACAAGATGCCCATTTTCCAAAAGCTTCATTATTTCTGAAGGGATTTTCCCGAAGAAGCGGCAGAGCGAAATAAACTCATTCAGCGTTGGCGTTCCGCCATGCTGCTTGAGGATATCGGCGACCCTCGTATGACTCATGCCAGTTGATGAGCCGATAACGCGAAATGATGGCATGGGATCTTCTTCTTCCCTTAATTGGGAAAAGTATTCAGCGACCTCTATATCGAACACTTCCCATTCTCTTGCTTTCTTTGCCATGCCCCTAAGCATAGGTCGTAAATAAATGATGACACGCCGTAGGTTTTAAGTTGACAATAAGTAATTACTTATTTACAGTTTGAAGCATGGAAATAAGTAATTACAGCAAGCAGCAGGCAAACGCCGAAGCGGCCGAAGCGGTCGCCGAACTTCGGCGGTCAAAACTTGCTGCAGAACTTACCAACACTGAACTCGGAAGCGAAATGCAGGTCAGTCGCCAATCCGTCAGCAAAAAGTTCCGCAATGGAGACATGCGACTGAGCGACTTCATTCAAATCGCCCGACTTGCAGGAGATCTTCCCTCATCGATTTTGGCCAAAGCCGAAGCCAAATCTGCGCTCGCTGATAAGGCGGTGGCGTGATGGCCGTCCTTTCCAGTAACGACTGTCGTGAGTTCCGGGTGGCGCGCACCCCAGAGTTGGAGTCCCGTGGATACCCGTGCCTCTTCTCCGTCACCCTTGACGGACACACGATCCAGAGGGTCACCAAGAGCAGCCTGAAGGCCATGAAAGCGGAAATCAACCAAGCACTCAAGGACTCGAAATGAACACCAAGGATTACGGCCAGCACGCCAGCGGCTACAGGAGGCCCGGGCCCGACGAATTGTCTCGTGGTTTCGCGTTCCGGCTGGTTTTCTGGGCCCTCGTGTTCGCGGTGTGCGTCGGCTGGGTGATGACGCACATGGGGTGCGCGCATCCCATCGAGAACGGGGTGGCCGCGCTCATGGGCTTCGGTTTCGTTCCCCTGCGGCTCCTGTGCCTCGTGTTGAGCGAGGCGGGCGTCGAATAAGTCTTGCCGGATGGCGTGGAAAACCGTCTGGCATAGCGGAAGGAAAACCGAATAACCCTCGTTGATAACTGAAAAAACAACTGACAGATACGGTGTCGGTTTTCTTGGACCGGTGGGGCGTCGGCTTTGGTCTATTCTCCGGCGTCCCGCTTCGGGCGGTGCAGGTTGCCCCCAGTCAAGATCGCGTAGGTCATGTATGCGCGGCAAAGACCGGGACCACGGTTCGATTCCGTGGCCGTCCACGACCGCAAGGTTACGCAAAAAAGAAAAGCCCCAGCGGCTACTGGGGCGGAAAGAAACTCCACTAGAAAGGATACCCCAATGAGTGCGCCGATACCAAACCTGATGACGGTGGAACAACTCGCCGAACATTACGGGAAGGCGAAGAAGACCATCCAGAACAAGCTCACGCGAGGCTGGGGGCCGACGCCGGTCACCGACCCCGACACCATGCAGGTGCTGGGCTTCGAGGTCGAGGAGGTGGCCCGTTTTGACCGCATCAACAAGCAGACGCGCAAGCAGCGCCTCTACGCCTGACGTGCCGAACGACATGTGGCTTGCGGTCGCGGACCGGCTGCTCACCAACCTTGACATCCTGACCGCATATCCCACACGCCAGTCGTTGGCGAGTCTCATCGGCCTGAGCATCCACGAGGCCGGGCTGCGGCTCGTCGGACTACGAGAGGATATGGATGACGGACACGGTGGAACTGTGGAGCCCGATCACGGACGAGGGCATGAGCATGACGCCGGGCGAACTGATCGTGGAGTTTATGGATCTGATCAGCGACCGGAACAGTCAGACCGGCAACCCGTACCTGTACGTGATGCCGTTGCCGGGCATGGTCGTCATCGACAGGCAACGGCGCAGGGTGAGCGCGCGAGTGGAATACGTCAGCAAGTCGAAGCTAAGGAGCAGGAATGAAGCGAGTGACCGTTGACATGGCAGCGCAGGCGACCGGACTGTTCGACGTGCATCGTTTCCGCCAGCACACGAAGAAGGAGCGTGAGAGTGCGTGGCACGCGTTCCGCGCACTGGGTGTCGGCGGCTCGGACATGAGCACGATTCTCGGCCTCAACCCGTACTCGACCCCCTACGACCTGTGGTTGGAGAAGACGAACCGCCAGCAGCCGGAAGATATCAGCGGCAAGTGGGCGATCGTCAAGGGCAACGCCTTGGAGGTCGAGCTGCGCCGCCGGTTCCGCCAAATGCACCCGGAATGGACGGTCATCGACGGCACCGACATTTCCTTGGTCTCCAAGCAGCATCCGTTGATGCACGCCTCGCTGGACGGCTTCGTCTACGACGAGGAGAGCGATTCGTGGGGCATTCTCGAGATCAAGACGGCGAACGCGAACCGTGGGCGCACCGACTGGCACGACGAGACGGGCGAGCTCGTGGCCCCGCAGTACTACATGGCGCAGGTCACGCATTACATGGCCGTCACCGGCTTCACGTGGGGCGTGTTCTACGCGGATATCGGAGAGTCGGAACCGGTCGAGGTGCGGTTCGAGCGCGACGAGGACGACATTCACGCTGTAATCAAAGCCGCCGAGGACTTCTGGGGTTTCGTCACCCGCGACGAAATGCCCACCCTCACCGGCGCGGACGTGGCCAAGGCGTACCCGGAGCCTTCGGAGGGCATCGAGGACATGAGCGACAGCACCGATCTGCGCAGGCTCATGGCCGACTACCGGCAGACGGCCGCCGACCTGAGCGCGTTGAAGCAGCACAAGGAGGAGTTGCAGGACTGCATACTCCCCTATATCGGAGACCACGAGGGGGTGCGCTGCGGCAACATGCAGGCCACCTACAAGCACAGCACGCGCAAGGGCTACACGCGGGTCGTGCAGCCGTGGGAGGGCCGCACCTTCCGATTCACCGAAATCAAACCGAAGAAAACCAAGTAAAGGAGACCCGATTATGGGACAGTTAGCGACGCAGGCGCAGAACGCGCAGATGCAGACGATGAACCCGCAGAAGAACATGAAGAGCCTGCTGGAGAGGAGCTGGCCGCGCATCGCGGCCGTCATCGGCAACAACCTCAGCCCGCAACGCCTCTACCAGATGTACGTGAGCACCATCAACCGCGAACCGCAGCTCGCCAACTGCGGCGTGGAATCGGTGCTGTCCTGCTTCATGAAATGCGCCGCATTGGGCTTGGAACCGTCGAACGTGGACGGATTGGGACGCGCCTACATCCTGCCCTACGGGAACAAGAACTACCGCACCGGACAGAAGGAAGCCACACTCATCATCGGTTACAAGGGCATGATCGACCTCGCACGCCGCAGCGGCCAGATCAGGGACATCAGCGCCCGAGCAGTCCATGAGGGCGACGAATTCACCTACAGCTATGGCCTTAATGAAGACCTCCGCCATGTGCCGTGCGCGAAGCCCGGCAAGCTCACCCACGTGTACATGATCGCGAACTTCAAGGACGGCGGCCACTACTTCCAGGTGATGAACGCCGACGAGATCGAGGCGGCGGCGAAACGCAGCCCCAGCTACGGCAAGGCGGTCAGCCCGTGGAAGTCCGACTATGAGGCCATGGCGAAGAAGACGGTAATCCGACGCGCGTTCCCCTACCTGCCGGTCAGCGTGGAGGCCCGCGACGCGGCAGCAAGCGACGACCAGACCCCGGATTATTCCGACGTGTTCCGTCCACTGCCCACCGTGACTGCTGACGATTCGCCGGTTGACGTGAGCGTGGACGAACCGGAGCAGTCGCAGCCGGAAGCCCGGCCCTCGGTCTCCCCGGTCGAGGCTAAGCGTGCTGAGGCCATCGGCCGCTTCCAACGGTTGGGCGTAACCGACGAGCAGGAGGCTTTGCAGACGGTCGCGAAGATAACCGGCATGGCGTCGGAATCGTTCGCCGACCTGAGCGAGGCGGAATTGGACAAGGTGTTGGGCGAGCTCAAGGCCAGCGTCAAGGAAGGGAAGTAGGCCATGGCGGGAAGAACGACCATCATCATCCAGGGCACGGCATGGGGCGTGCGAGAAACGCAGAACGGCAAACGGTGTCTGAGCGTATCGGTGACGCCCGGCTACCGTGACCGGAACGGCAACTGGAAAAGCCAGCCGGAACAGTACTACTCGGTGTGGCCTGCTGGCTACGCGAACCTCAACCCCGTGTTCGACCAGATCAGCCAGTTGCGTCAGAATCAGGACCAGTTCGTGGACGTGACCATCGTGGGCGAAATCAGCGGCCTCGACGCCTACACGAACAAGAATGGCGAGCCCGCCGCAAGCTGCAACGTCAACGCCAGCGCTGTGGCCATCACCAACGTTCGCCAGAAGACCGGCGGACAGCAGGGTTACGGCGCGCAGGCCGGTTACACGCAGCAGTCGCAAGGTGGCTTCCAGCAGTCTCAGCCTCCGGCCTCCGACCCATGGTCCAGTGATCCGAGCTTCTGATGCTGCATTTGTATCACGACGAGACGCCGCCGGACGTGGAACCGGTCTGCGAGAAGCACGGGTGCCCGCTGTACCCGGCAAGACCGATTCCATGCCCCATGTGCGCGGAGGAAGCCGACGAAATGTATGCGGATTACGGATTGGAGAGATGATGGCGAACCCATCGAAAAGCAAAGGCACAAGCCTCGAGACGTGGACCGTGCGTTACCTCGCGTGGGCGTTGCAGGACACGCGCATCGACCGTATGCCGTTGCATGGCAACGCCGACCAGGGCGATCTGATCGGCGTCACGTTCCATGGCGAACCGGTGTGCGTGGAATGCAAGGACACGAAGCAGCCGAACTACCGCAAGCACTGGCGGGAGCTCAAAGTGGAGATGGCGAACATGGACACTCCCTACGGTGTGCTCATCCAACATCGCAAGGGCGTGGGCGTGAAAAGCCTCAAGGGCATGGCCCGGCAGATGGCCGTGTTCGGCATCAGAACGCTCGAACGGTTCCTCGCCACTCACATGGGGCACGTGTTAGGACCGGACTACCGGATTCGCAGCGAGCTCGCGAACCGGCTGCGCGGCGAATCGAGGCCGGTGCCATCCAATCCGACGCTCGTGTGGATGCCGCTCGAATTGTTCGCGCTCCTGCTGAACGACGGCTTGGCGTTGGGACCCGACGATGGTCTGGACTAACCCGCACTCCTACATCGGTGGTAGCCGTCGCACCGGTTCGCGTGGCGGCTACCGGCGCCAACCCGAGACCAACGGGGACGGTGATGGGCTGAAGCCCAGCGAGATAATCGCCGCCAGCCCCGAACTGCTGGCATTGATAGCCGAATACCAAAGAGACAAGAGAAAGGAGGCGGACTGATGGCCAGACAGGGCTACGGGAAGCTGAGTAACGGCTTCCATTCGAACACGAAAGTGCTGAAGCTACAGCGTATGCGTCCGAGCGCACTTGGAGTGTACTGCATGGCCATTTCCTTCTGTTCCGACGTGCTCAACGACGGCGTGATGAGCGAGGACGACGTGATCTACCAGCTCAACGCGACCGAAGAGGACATCGAAGCGCTGATCAAGGTCGGCATGTTCGAACGTTCGGACGACGGCTCCTACCGCATCCACGATTATCTTTCCCATCAGTCCAGCCGCGAACAGGTGGAGACGAGGGCGGAGGGTGCTCGCAACCGCAAGCGCAAGCAGCGTTCCGAAGCCGATGTCACACCCGAGTCACGCTGGGACGAAACGAATGTCACAAGCATGTCACGCCGTGACAATTCGAATGTCACACCCGAGTCACGCTGGGACTCTTTAACCAAGAACCAAGAACCAATAACCAATAACCAAAAGAATTCTTCTAACGAAGAATTCTCTCTCCCCCAAACCCCCTCGCAAGCCGAGGGGGCCGCAGAGCGAGCCGACGAGGATTATCCCATCGAGTTCGAACAGTTCTGGCAGACCTATCCACGCAAGACCGGCAAACGCAAGGCGTACGCGGCTTGGCGGAAGGCACGGAGGAAAACCAACAACACGTTCCTGATCGCCAAGGCGTCGAGGTACGCCGCCGACCCGAACCGGGAACCCGGCTACACGCTCACCCCGGCGAACTGGCTGGACGGCGAACACTGGGACGATGACCCGCTGCCGGCCAAACCCGAGCCGACCGCACGCCCCTCGCCATCGGCGTGGAACCGTTCGCAGGCCAACCAGGATGAGAACGCGGCACTGATAGCCCACTACGCGGCCGAGGAAGCCGCCGAAAACCAATCACGGGAAGGAGTACTGACATGCTGACGCTCAAGGAAAGCACGCTCGTGCTGGCGAAGATTCGCGTCCACCACGGCAACGCGGCCATCACCGACTTGGAGGCGCGCACGTTCCACGAGGAGCTTCGCGCGGACATGACGCTGGGCGAGGCCTTGGAGGCGGTGAAGCGCTTCTACTCGGACAACAGCACGGGTCGCTGGTGCGGTTCCGGCGATGTGAACGCCATCGTGCGCAGGATGCGCAACGAGTCGAAGCCCTCGGAGGCGCAGATAGCGCGCGAATGCGAGGCGCGGGGCCTATCCGCGGACGAGGCGTGGATGTACCGCCGCCAGCGGATGCTCGGCAACGGCCCGGAGCAGGCGCAGCAGCAGGCGTTGACCATGCGCAACCCACTCGAACTGCCCGCCGCGCAGCCGAAGTCACGTTCCACGGCCAGACGGTTCGCAGGTGCCCAGAAGCTGGGTGCTGCCTCACTCGGCTCGATTCTGAGGGGCGCGTGATGGCCGAAAAGTTCCCGACCCCGCAGGAGCGTGCGATGGCGTGGCTGTTGGAGGCCACGGAGATTGGCGGCATGAGCAGGCCGGAGACCGCGCTATACGCCTATCAGGCCGGTTTCACGGCGGCGCTCGACTTGTGCATCGAAATCGAAACACGACTCAACAAGGAGGAAACCGATGACCATGCTGCTTGATGAACGATTGCGTGATCTCGCGACGCAAACCCACCTGCTCGAGACGAAGGTGAGCTCTCTCGGCTGGATGGCCGCTGACGGCGCGAAGACGTTGAAATCAATGACCCGCGCCCAGGCGCATCTCATGCTCGCCGAATGCGATCTGCTGGACGCAATCGAAACGAACGAAAAGAAGGAGAACAACAATGAGTGAGAAACCATTCTGGGAAGGCAAGACCTGCGAAGAGATGGCAAACCTGCACGTCAAGGTCACATTTGTGGCCGGTGCCGTGCTTACAGGAATCACCGACTGTTCCGGGCACATTAGGCGCAGTAGAAACGGCTCCGTCGTGCCCATTTCTGCCAATCGAGGGGCAGAGCGCTTCGTCCCCTACAGGGACATCGAGTCCATTGAACTGTTGGATGACCCCGAGTACGAGCGTATCGACAACATCGAGGACGTGCGCGAAGGCGACGTGTACGTCGGCACGGACGGCAACCGGTACACCGTCTTGCGACGCACTACGTCCAATCTCCAGCCCCTGACGGTAGCAGTCATCAACACGACCTTCTACCCACACCGTTCCTACTTCGGCTACGCTTTGCGTCCAACCCCGAAGCTCCCCGACCATGACGGACTCTGGCTGGACAGGGTCGGTAACACGTGGACGATGTGCGACGGCAAAGTGCATATCATACGCATTAGCGACGGTGATTGGTGTTTCACGCGCCCATGGTTCTATACGGACAGCGTGCAGGTGGTAAATGCCGGCCCGTTCCGCCCTGCTAAGGCGGTGGAAGCATGAGCATCGAGGTGGGCCAAAAATGAATCTTTTAGATGAAACCAAGAGTGCGATCTCACAAAGCGAGCATTCGACCGATGACGTTCGATTCGTAGGCTCCCGCGACGAGAAGCTGGGAATTCCGTGGAGTCAGGCCGAAAAGGTGCTCGACATCGATTACGACGACGGATACGGCAGTCAGGAGATAGCCGCCGACCTGGTCGTGGCGTTCACTGATGGCGGTTTTCTGCGCCGCGAAGAATACGACGGCAGCGAATGGTGGGAGTACGAGCCACCGTTCAGAGGCCCGGAGACGCAGAAGCCGTTCAAACTCGTGAAGGCGCTCAGCTATTACACACAGTTGCTTGTGGACATCAATTACCCGATGGAGGCAACGGAGGAATGAGCGACATGAGGAGCTTCATCAAGGTTGAGCACAGTCGTTTTACTTTGATTTTGCGCAAGGGGATGCTCCCGTTCCACTGGATTGCGGAATCCCACGTCTACCCGGACAAAGGTTATGTCACGGCGGTGCGGGAGCGCACCAACTACGGCGCTGTATGGGCATTGAGCAGTAGGGGCGCTCTCGATCAGGTCATGCTCTCGATCTGGGAGGACATCGAATGGTTGGACGAAAGGATGGACTGATGCGTGTGCATCGTCCGAGACTACAAAACCAAACCGAAGGAGACAACCAATGAGTGATTACAAGCAGCGGATGATCCGCGAACATCGAGAATTGCAGGAGCGTATCAGCAAGCTGGCGCACATGCTTGAGGGCTACGCGGAGGGCACGTTGGACTTCACGCCCGCGTGCTCCTTCCAGCTCCTTGAAAGCCAATTGTACGCGATGGGGACATACGCGAACATCTTACAGGAGCGTGCGCGTATCGAACAGGTGGATTTGAACGCGCCTCTTGAGGGAGGTGAGTCTGGTGAGGTTCCACAGGATTAGCCCGTGTCCCAAATGCGGGAGCAAGGTCAAGGCGAAGTGGGAGCGGGACGGCGTGCAGGGGTTGCCTGAATACACGTTCTTTATCGTGATGTTCCGCTGCACTGCCTGCGGGCTCAGCTTCGAGGGAGGCTGTTCACGTAAGCCAGCACCGTATGAGTTGCAATACAACATCGCCGCATGGAACCGTATATGCAACGGTGATAAATGCTTCGCGTTGACCTACAAGAGTCTGGGAGGCAGACGATGAGAGACAAGGCGATGCCGTTGGGCAAGAAGTTCAAGGTCCGGTTGACCATCACACCGGAGGAAACCGGAACGCCCGTGGACATGCTGGGATTCACATTCACCAGCGGCCGGAACGGGCGTATGGAACTGGACACAGAGTACAACAACATTCCCAAACTGGCTGATGACGGGCTCGACTCACTGTCGATTCTCGTGATCCTCAAAACACTGGAGATGTGGGCCCAGAAGGGATATGAGCTGTTCCAGCCCATCGTTCAACGATTTCACGGAGACGGACGATGAAGGCGACGAGGGGGACGGACGTGGAGATCGAACGACGGTGCGGCATGGTCACAGGTGCCTCCTGCGGGAATGTGACCCTGAGCTGGATTCCCGGAGACGGCCGAAACGGCACCCGCTCATGGGTGCTGGCCACTCATGCTGGCGACAGCATCCGCCGCATCCGGTTGAGTAGGAACGAGCTCGGCGACCTGGAGGCCATCCTCCAATCGATCGCGAACGAAGAGAAGGAACTGCGAGGTGGACGATGAGCACTCTGGATATTTTGGGCAACACGAGCGAGCAGGCGGATTCGATACGTCTGATGCTCAAAGTGCGGGGCATGAAGGACGGTCGTTTCATCGACGCCGACCCGCTCATCATCCTCAAGGCCGACAATCATCAAGGCTCCGACAGGTGGGACGTGTATGTCAGCAAGACGGTGTATCCGACCGCCGAATCGTATGGCACGCTCGCCGGCATACTGCGAATGCTCGCCAATGACGTGGAAATCATGGCGCGAGAGAAGGAAATGGGAGGCGGACAATGAGCGGACACGACGAAACAATTCATCCAGACTATATTCCCGAGGATTTCAGGGAACTGCTGCGCATGGCTTGCGATTCCGTCTGGGAACAAGGCGAGTTGTACAGCGAAGACCTGTTGCTGGCGGCTTTCAAACCCGCCATAGACGAACACGACCGGCAGATAGCCGAACAGGCATGGGAGAACGGATATATCCAAGCCCTCAAGAACATGAACCCCATGCCCGGCGAGGAACCGCCCGAATACACGCCAAACCCATATCGAAAGGAAAACGCATGAACGAGATTCAGCTTACAGACCATTTGGTTGCGCATATCGGCGCGGAAGGCACCTGCGGCCGTTATCAAGCCAAAATCTGCGAAGACGGCAACTTCAGAGACTACCTGTACGCCATGAGCCTCAAACGTCTCAAACGCAAGTGCGAGAGGTACGCGAATCGTGAACGCAAGGCCATCGAATATGTCGCCACGCTCAAGGAGGAATCATGAGCGTAAGCAGTCTCAAACGCGAGGAAATACTCAAATGGCATCGGAGCAAAGCGGCCACGCCCGAGTACACGGCGAAACTGCTCGGCGTGCCATTGGATGAGGTGCTGTACATCATCGCCCATCCTGAAACGCCCGCACCCCACAAGGATGATTTCACGCCCGAATTCATCGAACCATTGATTTGAATTCAGCGCAAAAACACTGAATTCAGCGTAAAAAAACGAAACCCTCCACCGAAAAGATGGAGGGCACGCTCACCAAAGCACCATCATAGCCGGAACGTGGAGGGTTTCAAACAATGTTCATCACCACCGAACCATGCCAATACTGCGGCAGCCGACAGGTCGAGGCACCGTGGACGCTCTGCCGGAACTGCCGCCGCCAGTACGCGAAAACACTCCACCGGCTCCGCCATGACATGATGCTCCTGCAACAGGTGTCCCGTCACGCCTACAAGCTCGGAGAACCCGGAGCGGGCGGCAAACCGCAAGGAGGCGCGGCGCCCGCGCCCATCAACCTCCACGCGCAGGACATGCTCGACCAGATCGAGGACGGCTTGCAGGACATGTGGAACGAAACCGGCGTGGAAAGCCGTCCGAGATGGCAGACCCTGCTCAGGGACTCGCCACGACGACTGCCCGACCTATGCCGCGCCAGCCGTTCGGGACATTGGCTGACATGGCTCATCCACACCTGCGAGCGCATCGAACCGCTCGTGGACCGCAGGCCACGCACGCGCCGGATAATCAGCGTCTGCCCCGAATGCGGACGCGAGGTCATGGCCGCGAAAGGCGAATCACTGCTGCTGTGCAAATGCGGCAACCCCATCAACGTGCAGGAGCTTCGCGAACAAAGCCAAGCCAAGGCCGAATCAATGCACCTGACCAAGACCCCTGCGGGCATGAGCCAGTGGCTCAAGGACAACTACGGATACGAGGTCAGCCGCAAAGTAATCATCATGTGGATACGCCGGGGCAAACTCCCCAGCAGCAAGCCAATAGAAGGCGGATACTACGAATTCAGCATCAGGGAGATAGTCAGCATGGCAATGGCATATTCCAGCCGGCAGTAGGCTGTTGCCACCCCGTGGTATACTCCGTATCAGGATAAGTGCGAAAGCCTCTGGGACATACATCTCAGGGGCTTTACTCATACCCACCTATGCGCGTAGCTCAGCAGGTAGAGCGGCGGTCTCCAAAACCGCAGGTCGTTGGATCGAAGCCAACCGCGTATGCCACACAAAACATCCGCAATGCGAGGTGACTGCAACATGGTCAGCTACAGTCGTCAAGTCCGCAAGGGCGGACGCCAATTCGAAAAAGACCGCAAAAAATTCTTCCTCGAATGCAAAGCGGAACACCGTCCATGCTGGCTCTGCGGAATGCCAATCGACTACG